CTAAAGATTTTTCTGGAACTCACTCACCCACGCATGCTTACATTCCTTATACATTTTCTGAATTCTCTCATCCCGCCAACTGTACTTTACGGCAGTTATCAAATTTTCAAAATTCATTTCGTTCATTATTTTTTGTTTACAATTGCGTCAAAAATGTCCCTTAACTAAACAAGGGAACTACATCATCATATTCCTTTGAATTAACTTGACGTCAGAATATCTTGTACATAGACTGGTTGCTGGACAAAAGGTACTGGAGCCGGTCGTCACGGTCGTTATAGTCTTCGCTGACGGGGAAACGATTCCGGAAGTCGGACGTGATCTCGTCAAGACGGAAATCCTCCGGCGTATCCACGGTAACGTCCAACACGCGGATTTCGGCCGGGTTCTGCAATGAATATACAAGGAGATCGCCCTCCCCAGGTCTCATTCCGAACATATACCAGCAGGAATTGTACGACAGGGCGAACGGAATGAACTCGAACTCAAGGATCTCTGGCCGGACCTCCACGGGGTACTGAATATTTTCCTCCTTGATAGTCATAAACTTTTGATATAGGTGTTTGTGTCTGACGAATATCACCCTGTTCAGGGATATGGCTCTCGCCACCACCCTCGCATATTCATTGTTGTAGCTGCCGCTGATGAACACCCGGTCCTTCGGGAAGCGGTCGTCGGTCAGCATATTCCCCATCAGGAAAGCGTTGATGCAGGTCAGACGGAGCCAGTCGTCAGGGCGCGTCCCCTCTCTCGCCGAACGAATCGATGATCGCCATAAGCCGGATCCTGTCCTTTATCTTTTCAGCCAACATAGTGTATTGATTTTTCTCCGGCAAAGTTAACGCATAATATCTGACGAAACACGGCAGATAGATTTTTTTGTGTGTCAAGTTTTGTCTTACAGCAAGGCCTATCTTTGCAGAAAGATTGTTTCCGAAATCAAGTGCGAAGCAGCCGTCAGGTCAATCTGAGACGGGGTTTCGGAGAAACCTTCATCCCCAATAACTTCGTCAGTTGAAACGCCATTCTGTCGGATAATTGCCTTTGATTCCTCCCTTTGTCCTGCAAAACGGCCATTTCCCGGACAAAATCTCAGCCACCTGTTTTCCGGGCATCGCCGAAAGCGGATCTCACTTTTCCGCCGTCAGAGGGAAAAGCGAATCGATCTCGTACTGTGACAGCCCGAGCACCCTGCGTATCTGGCCGTTCGAGGAACGGAAGTCGTAGCGGAGTTTCCGGGCGATGTCAAATCTTTGAGGCTTGGTCAAGTCTTTAATGGCGCCTCCGTAGTCGGACCGAACCAGAACGCTCAAACGGGCAAACAGTTCCGTATCCGCCAAAAACTCACCATCTTTAAGTCCGACAGCCAACTCTGCATACGCCTCCACGTTCTTGCCGACCATAGCGAAGTAATGGTGCGCGTCCTTGAACATCGACATACCGAACTTGATGGCGCAGTAGTTCCATGGAGCAACATAACCGTTGGTAACCTCCCACTCACCCGGAAGCAGCGGAGTGCGGCATCTGAACATTCTTCTCCTCTCGTCCACAAATATCCGAGCCAACGTCTTACCCTTAGGCCAGTCCAGAAAATAATACCGCCCGGTCCCCCAAGGATAGCTGAACGGAGTATGGCAAGAATCAGCCACATAACCGTTCCTGTTGGTATAGACAATATTGTTGCGCAATGCCCCCAAGTCACCGATAGGCTTGAGGGCTATCTGAAGTCCTTTCATCAGCGGGAATGACCTCGCCAGCCTCTTCCGGACAAAGCCCCAGAACGCCAAAACAGCCTTCTCATCAGCGGAAACCACAAAATGAAAATGGTTGTTCATCACCTCGAACGCGATTATCCGAACCTCCGGGAAAAGCGCCGCTGCCTGCGCCACCACATTCATCACAAACACAAGATCCTCCTCCCGCGCAAAAAGCAACGGCGTCTCCTTCCCCGAAGTATATGCGTGCCAATACGGTCCGCCATCCCGAAATGTCGCCTCGCAACACCTCTCCCTTTCTTTGAATATCCCCATAACCTTAATCGAATATCATTTCGTCCACCCAAAGCCCGTTTCCCCGGAGGAAACGCCGCCCGGATCCAGTTTGTCCGGTCAAACGCCAACCCACCGGACAAGTTTAGATTTTCTGTAACTTTGTCCGGCCGAACGCCAATCCGCCGGAGAAAACCTTTACTCTCCCCACAGAACAACAAAAAAAGCGAGTCAGGTGCGATATAACCTAACTCGCTTTGCGGGCTCTTGGCGCCGCGGCTATCAATCTTGTAAAGTCTTGCCTGGAATCGTCGCTCATGTCTTGAAATATTCTTCCTCCTTAAAAATAAGGAATATCGAACATTTGGACTTTAAGCGAACTTCACCAAGCGTAACTTATTAAAAAATCAATCAATACTCCTCCTCGTTAAAGATGGAATAACGCTTAATACACGCAATATATAAGATATTGACGAAGATTTAAGTCAAGTTATTTCATCGTAAAATCACATAAAATGAGGATTACTCGTGTCTATAATCTGTCTATCGCGTCAAGAAGAAAGTCCTGCACATTAATGTACGATATACCGTGCTCATCAGTCCAAGGAAGAATGTCATCCTTGACAACAACCAACTTTTGAAAAGAGTCATCAATCCTCAACAGAGAATTCAGTTCCTGATCTTTTTTTTCTTGGGTGGCAACTGTAAACGCCGACTGGATATAATACCGCTTATCGGCTTTATTGAGCACAAAATCCACCTCCAACTGAGAACGTCTGCTTCTTTCCGCATCATCTTTCCAGTTATATTCGACAACACCAACATCAACAGAGAAACCTCTTGAAGACAATTCATTGTACAGAATATTTTCCATAATATGAGTTTCTTCCTGCTGCCTGAAGTTTAATCTCGCGTTTCTCAATCCGACATCCGAAAAATAATATTTTAGTGGCGTGCCTATGTAAGCGCGACCTTTGATATCATACCTTTTGGCTTTTTCCAGTATAAACGCATCAATGAAATAGTTAAGGTAAGAAGATATTGTGTCGCTCTTGATTTTAATATGCTTGTCACTTTGAAATGTGTTCGATAGCCTTGTCGAGTTTGTCAACGACCCTATAGCCGAAGCCACAACATCCAAAAGGTCCTCGAGAATGCTCATCTGCCCCTTTATCTTGTTCCTTTCAACCACATCCTTAAGATATGTCAGTTCGAACAAGTCCTTCAAATATTTGGCCTTATCCTCGTGAGATTGAAGATGCATGACATACGGCATTCCTCCATAAGCGGCATACTCTCTCCAGGCATATCTCTTGTCGGAAGGGAACGCATCGTAAAATTCACGGAACAACAACGGGTGGACCCGAATTTCATCGCCCCTATCTCTGAACTCTGTAACAATGTCCGATGAGAGCATTTTTGAATTACTCCCGCTCACATATATGTCAATGTTTGGCTGTTTGTTAAGTCCGATCAATACATCGACGAAACTTATAGTGGCATCTTCAGTGTCCGGAAGATAAGGATTATGTATTGTAGCGACTTTTTGAATCTCATCTAACAGAACATAGTATTGTACGCCATCATCCTTAGTCAGGTTTCTTACATACTTTCCTAATTCCAAAGGATTCCTTAACATCGCGTTGATGTCGTCATCCAGCGCAATGAATATTACATGCTCGTCTTTGACTCCAATAGATGCAAGATGTTTTCGGAACAACACATTCATCAAATAAGATTTGCCACAGCGCCTGATGCCCGTGATTATTTTAATCTTTCCATTTCCTCTCTTGCTCTCCAGCAACGAAATGTACCTGTCTCTTTTTATCTCCATATCGTATCGGTCATAAATGCGTATTTACGCAATTTTATCCTTTATGATGCAAATATAACAAGTTCTGACTGGTCAAACAAATTTTCGTGATATCTTCCGAGACTTCCAAGACACTTGATTGCCAAACCGCAAAAGCAGTCGCCACTCAGTTAGCTGAAAGACTTCCAAAATATTCAGAGTACGTCAAAGTAAAAACAACTCGTCCATAATACTGTATTTCAACAAGATAACATAATTCATCTTTCAGAGATTTGAACATTTTGTAGGGCAGATTTGAACATTTTGTAATGAAGGATCTAAGTTTATATTGTACAATTTCGGAGTTGCATTTATTATTTCTCATTTGTCTTGCCTTGATTTCGTGTAAAAAGATGGCAGACGACATCTTGATTACGTGTATTTTTTGCTGATTGTATAACTTGATTACGTGAAAAGAGATTCTCCATCGCATTGGTCATAAATGCGTATTTACGCAATTTTACCCCTTATGATACATAATATAGATAATATTTCAACTATTTCGAGCCACACTTCCAACAAAAAGCAATTTATCCGAATCTTTTTTCAGTCGGCTGAAATAGCGTAGTTTTACAAACACAAAAATGCGTAAATACGCAATTATTGTACTATAAAAACAACGTTTCTTATGGAGAAGCGTGATATTCATATTGAAATGAACTTGTGACTGCACAAGATTTGAAAATAAATGACACAAGCCATATGCGGCCTGTGTCATTTTAAGATTTTATGCCGGAACGCCGTTGACGGGGACTGCCGTTTCGCGCCGTTCAAATATTAAAACGGCGCGAAGGAAGGAACGGCGCGGCGGGACAAGTCAGAATATCTTGTACATCGACTGGTTGCTGGCCAGCAGGTACTGGAGCCGGTCATCACGGTCGTTCAGGTCGTCGCTCATGTGGAAATGCTTCCGAAAGTCGGACGTGATCTCACCAAGACGGAAATCCTCCGGCGGATCGGCGATCTCGTCCAGCACGCGGATCTCAGCCGAGTTCTGCAATGAATATACAAGGAGCTCGTCCTCACCCGGCCTCTTGCCGAACATATACCAGCAGGAATTGTAGGACAGGGCGTACGGGATGAACTCAAATTCGAGAACCTCTGGCCTGATCTCAACCGGATACAACATATTCTCATCCTTGACGGCGGCATACTTCTGGTAAAGGTGTTTGTGTTTCACGAATATGACTCTGCTCAGGGATATGGCCCTCGCGACCACCCTCGCATATTCATTGTTGTAGCTGGCGCTGATGAACACACGGTCCTTCGGGAAGCGGTCGTCCGTCAGCATATTCCCCATCAGGAAGGCGTTGATGCAGGTCAGGCGGAGCCGGTCGTCAGGACACGCGCCTTTATTCGAGATGTAATATGTCGATGAGCTGCCGGCTCTCCTGCATTCTATTATGACACCGAAGATATCCTCTATGTCCCGCCTGTACCTGTGGAACGTCCGCAGGTCGAGATCCCCGCCTTTCGTGCTTCGCCACCATTCCTTTCCGATCCGCTCGAAACTTGCCCCGGTCTCGCCGAACGAATCGACGATCTCCAGAAGCCTGATCCGGTCTTTTATCTTTTCAGCCAACATAATGTCTTGATTTTTTTCTCCGGCAAAGTTAAGTCATAATATCTGACAAAGTATGACAGACAGATATTTTTTCTGTGTGTCAAGTTTTGTCTTACAGCAAGGACTAACTTTGCAGACGAGAATACAGAGCGTTATGGATGAATACAAAGAGCTTTTCTGGAAAAGCGTCATCGGTTTCAGTCCGTTGCTGGTGACGGTGGGGCTTGTCTCCATCAAACCGTTCGAGGTAAGGGCGGCGATGTTTGACTCCTGGTTCCGGTGGGTCATTCTTGCGGCGGCGATATGGGCAATATTCGGATTCCTTTGGTGCATCGACACTGTTGTGGACATAATCAGGATGGAATTCAAATATCTTGTCATCAGGACCATCGGCAGAAGTGGCAACAAGTACATACGGGAAATAGCCTATTTCCTGGAACCGATGTTGCTGCCCGAATCAAGGGCGAAATTTTATGAATGCCGCAATGAGGCCAGAAGCGGAGACCCAGACAAGGCCGACAAAATGTGCGATCTGGGGTTCAGATACGCACACGGAATGGGTTGCAGAAAAAATTATCGGAAAGCCCATTTCTGGTATGAGGCCGCATACATCAACGGGTTGATGTTCGGCGGTGTGCTGTCGGACCTGATGATGGAAAATCTTGATGATGACACAAGAAAGAAGATATTGCGGCGGAACAGGCTGCCCCTGAAACTATACAAGAAAAAACAGGCGATAAGACTATTCATTATGCGAAAGTGCGGGGCCTCCCGGTTAATCTGAGACGGGGTTCCGGAATATCATTGTCCTTGGGCGGGTCGGCGGCTCCGCACTTTCATCGACAAAGCGCCTGGCGGGATTGTTTTCCTCGTCAGGCGCTTTCAACATATTCATCAATTATGGTTAAATGAATATCAGGCAGTTGTCGATGTAGGTCTGAGCCTTTTGACGATCGGCCGGAGACGGTTCGGCGACACGAGGTATCTGAATATTCGGATTGTTCTGTTTGAGAATATTCTCGATGTCTGTGAGATAGTTGTTCGGATTGTACAGCAGGTAGCAGATCGCCCTGAACAGATTCTGAATGGCCGCAACAACGTGATGTGACTTAGGATCCTTGTCCATTATGTCGTTGCAGTGGGCCGGGATTATTACGACGTTCCACAGACTTGAGAAGTAGAACGGATCATAAGTTCTTCCCCAGATGTGAGATATCTTGTAGTTTCGGAGCATATTCATCTTGTTGTTTTTACATACCCAGACTCCGGTATAACGATGGATCGCATCCCTGACAAAATCATTTCCGTCGTAATCGATTATTATCGGAAGCCCGCTGTAATTGGACATTGGTGAAACCGGAACAACACCGGAAGGTATCGCACCTGGATAAATCTGGGTATAGACATCCTGCGCCTTGCATACTTTGTTGCCTATCCTTTTCTTCGTAATGACTGGTCGCAGATCATTGCCGAACACATCCAGATATTTGACATTGGCAGCATCCTCAGAGAAACGCACCGGCAACTTTGTATTACCGTCAAACTTTGATTTTCCTTTTTTGATATAGTAGTAGTTCGGCTCGTTCGGCTCATTCGGTTGATTCAGCTTGCGTAGCAGATGCTTCAGATCATTCATCTGTTCCTCCACTTTATCAGGGCAGATGAATATCGAGTTCTCCACCATATGCTTTTCCAGCAATATTCCGTGAGAATCAAACTCATTGATAAGAATATCGAGACCATCCGGCACAATGATCCCCGTCCCATTAAGACACTTGACACCGGTGCTTGTCACGCCCTGACAGGTCTGATTGACCTTGGTAAGATTCTCACAACTCAGCCCGGTGCAAGGTGTCGTCGGGCATTTCAGCCCTTTGCACTTGCTGCCGACACCCGCGATTTTTTCACATGTAACCATAATTGTAAATTTTGAGTTAAACTATTTGTTTGTAATACGTTAATATCATATTTTCTTCTCTCGATAAATCAGTCAGTGATGATCACCGCCCCTTTTGGCTTCACATTGGAGATCATATCAATTGTTTTCTTGTCACAGCCACGCATGATTATCTCTTTAAGGTTATCACATCCATCGAACATCCAACTCAAATAACGATCTTCATCCGGAACCGAAACCGATCCTCCACCGACTCTCCTCATATCAAATCCCGACAAATCAAGGCTAGTAAGAGATTTGCAGCCTTTAAACATAGAACCCATATACATAGCAGACGTTGTATCAAATCCAGACAAATCAAGGCTAATGAGAGATTTGCAGTAGCTGAACATTTGTCCCATATTCGTGACTCTCCTAGTATCAAACGAAGTCAAATCAAGGCTGGCAAGAGATTCGCAGCCATAGAACATTGCTTCCATATCCGTGACATTTTTTGTATCAAACGAGGACAAGTCTAGGCTCGTAAGATTATCGCAGCGATAGAACATTTCTCTCATATTCGTGACGTTTTTTGTATCAAACGAGGACAAGTCTAGGCTCGTAAGAACATGGCACCGATAGAACATTTCTCTCATATTCGTGACGTTTTTTGTATCAAACGAGGACAAGTCAAGGCTCCTAAGATTATCGCAGCGATAGAACATTTGCCCCATATCAGTGACGTTTTTTGTATCAAACGAGGACAAGTCAAGGCTAGCAAGAGAACTGTTCTGATGATAATCAACACGGAACATACCACACATATTCGTAACGTTTTTTGTATCAAACGAAGTCAAGTCAAGGCTAGCAAGAGCATTGCATCCGCTAAACATATTTGACATATTCGTGACGTTTCCTGTGTCAAACGAAGTCAAGTCAAGGCTAGCAAGAGCATTGCATCCGCTAAACATATTTGACATATCCGTGACGTTTCCTGTGTCAAACGAAGACAGGTCTAGTTTAGCAAGATCCTCGCATCCACTGAACATCTCCTTCATATCCGTGACATTTTCTGTACGGACGTTCGAAAGATCAGCTTTAATCATTCTATCACATTCTTTGAACGATAAGAAACTCAACTCTATTGGTGTCACAAAATTCAAAGATTCCAAGTCACTATGTTGGATAGGCCCTGAATAGGGCGGACAATGGAAAACGCAACTGAAAAGACTCTTCTCACCTGGAGAATGATAGTCCTTAAAGGTTATTCGTCCAGTATTTCCGGTATAACTATCCACAAATGACCCACTGCTACCATTTATCTGAAAATAGCGTCCAATGGCCTCATCATACACACTTGTATATTCAATGATGTAGTCATACAATAAAGAAGGCGACAGTGGCAGGTAATCGGAAGATATTGATTCGCTCCCATTAATCTTCACAGAAAGGCGCAGATTGGCCGTCACAGATACGCCTGTAGATAAGAAACTACCAAGAGACTGGCCATCAATGGTGACAGCAATTATGTTATCTTTGTCACAAACTACATTTTTTATATTGACTGAGACAAATTCACCTATATAGGTGATGGCTTTGGCAACGAGAACTTCTTTCCAGTTCTTCATTATGTAGTCAACAAAACTCTGCGGCATAATCTCAAACTTGATCACAAAATCTTCCGCCACATACCAATAATCAATCTTTGAATATCTTATCTTGACCACACCATCAGGTGTCTCCGGCACATACTTTATGCTTGACACAGCAGAAACTCCGGCAATAGGTATTCTCAAGGTGGTCTGCTCTGAGTCGTTCATCACAAAGACCGCATACCCGTCTTCAACGGTGACGCTCTTGAAGAAAACGTCACCATCATTGCCATCTTGTCCATCCTTGCCGTTCTCACCCGTCGCTTTACCTAATTTTGTCCAGTACTTTCCGTTGTCGTAGGAAATGTACCAGAAGCCATCAACTATTTTCAGTTGAGGTGTGACGGCATCCTTTCCATCCTTGCCGTCTTTTCCGTCAAGGCCGACGGCACGGACCTTCTTGCCATCGACAATAAGCCAATCACCGTCCACTGTCCAGTAATATATTCCGTCCGAATCTTTACGTACGCTGATCTTCGGGGTCACACCGTCAGTGCCGTTCTTGCCGTTGTACATATAGATCACCTTGCCGGAGACGAACTTGACGGAATAGCCCTGACCGTCCGGCAGATCAGTCACGCTGACGATGCCGTCCTGTTTCTGGATCGCGTCCACAATCGCCTGAAGCGACGTCAGGTTCTCGTTCATGTTCTTGCATTGCTTCTCCAAAGCCGCCATCCGGGACTTCAGGTCGTTGATGTCGGACTTCAGTTCCGAATCGTCGTACTGGCCGCAACCTATCAGGGTCGCCAGCATCGTGAAAATCAGCAGAATACCTTTTCTCATTGTGTTTTGGTTTTTATAAATCATTATTGGTTCCTGTTATGGAATCGTGTTATCAATATTGTCTTACGTCACTTCGGCGGGCTCAGTGACCGATTGTTCCGCGGTCTGAACGGTCCTGTCGGTTCAACAAGCTCTCGACCGAACGGTACACTTCGACAAGCGCAGTGACCTTTCGCGGTCATATTCCACCACCAAATATCAAAGCCAAACCTATAAACACGACAAAAGTGTGGAGCGTTCCGTCAATCTGAGCTGGGGTTCCGGAATAACCTTGAGCAAATCGACAACTCCACACTCGTATCATGGAGTGCGGAGAACCCGCACGACCATACGATACAAGTATGAAAGCCGCTCTTTTCCTTGCTCATTGAAATTTTCCGGATTTCAGCCCAAGGACAAAAGCTTTTCACTTTCATCTGATATGTGCGCCACATCGCTGTGACGCGCCAAATTTACGAATAAACTCAAACTATCCCAAAACATATTCATGGAAATCCGGTGGAAAAGCCAGAAGATTACCGAATATTCTCAAAAAAGTGTCAGAAAAAACATCCATCAGATGCCGTATCAAATGCAACAACAGAATAATATTCAGTCCATTATATTCATCACCACGGTCAGAATCTGTTTCATTCCACACAGCGGACAATAAGACACGTCGCCGGCCGCCAAGTTCCGCCTTAAAATAAGATATAAAGCGGCGCGAAAATTTCCATAAATCACGGATTATCACTATCTTCGGAAAAACAAGGAACGATTATGGACGTCGTTCTTTTATGCAGGGTATCAACCGCCGGCCAGGACTATTCCAGGCAGGTGGACGAGCTGTCCGACTTCTGCTCAAAAATGGGGGTGGAACGTCAGAAGGATATTCACCGCCAAGGTCTCGGGCGCGAAGAAAATCGAGGAGAGAAGCGAGCTCACCGAGATGCTGGACTACATCCGCGGGAACAGTATCGACAAGGTCTGCGTGCTGGAGATAAGCAGGCTCGGCAAGAACACGCTCGAGGCGCTGAAGGTGATCCGGCTCCTGAACGACAACGGGGTCTGCCTGTACATCAAGAACTACAACCTGGAGACGCTCGGCGCCGACGGGAAACCCAACCCGATAGCGAGCATGATATGCACCATACTTCTGGAGGTGGCGCAGATGGAACGCCTTACTATCATGGAGCGGATGGCGTCGGGCCGTGACAGGTACATCGCCAAATGCAGGGCGGAGGGGATAAAGATGGGACGGCCCGGGACCTACAGGAAAAGCGACGAGCGGATGAGGACCCAGTACACAAAAGAGCTGGGCCTGCTGAAAAAGGGAATATCATTGCGGAACATCAGCGCGATAACGGGCACGTCTGTCGGGACGATAAGGAAACTGTACAAATACCTATAATATTTTCAGGATATGAAAGGAAAGCGGAAGAACACATCGGACATCGACTTCCGGCGGGACAAAGTGACCGTCTATCTCACCGACGCCGAGTACGAGAGGATAGAATCCGTCGGCAGGGGCGGATTCAACGACGGCAGGGCGGTCAAAGGGATGCTGAGGACATTCGCGGCGATAAGGCTCTACGGACTGGCGGCGGAGACAACAGGCTTCGTCCCGATACACAGCGACATATTCAAGAAGATCGCCGGAGCCAGGAACTACGCCAGATACCGGGACGCGCTGAAAGTCGGCGGCTGCATCGACTATAAAGACGCCGTCATCGGGAAATATGAGGAAAAGATACAACGAGGGACTGAGACCGTGACGCTGAACAAGATCAAGACCGAGAAGCCTATGCAGTACCGTACATTGATGATTTTGGGCAAAGACCTATTCCAGTCAGGCAAGACATATCCGGTCATCTTGGAATTCGGCAAGGAGAATACGGACGCGATCATATCTCAGATTGAGCATATACGGAAACACTACGGCGGCAAGACGCAAACAGGCAAGCGGGAATCGATAATGGCGGTGTCCTGTGACGAACTTGTGACGGTGTCCAAAATAAAGGAGCTTGTCAAAGACATTCATAGCGGCAAGATAAAGAACGCGAGAATAATAACGCGGCATATCAAAGACATCAAGGGAAGCGGATCAAGGGAAGAAAAAGACTCCAAAGGAATAGAAGAACTAATCATAAGGTTATTAGATAATATTAGGGAAGAGAAAGAGGATAAGAAGGAGAATATTGAACATATAGGAGTAAGCGAACTGTCCGAATTATTTGGTATCAAGCGTATTACGCAGAATATTTCAGCGCGTCAAAAATTAGGGTATTACGCCGGCCTCAAATACGAAATCGAAGCCCTTGACGACTGCTTAACGATGTCCGACCTCCAGCACCTCGCAAGTGTCAACACGGTCCCGGCTTTCAAGGATGACGGCAAACTGTATTCCCGTCTCGCGAACCTCAGGAAGCCGATCAGAAAGCACATCACCTACGGGGGACACAGGATAGTCGAGGCCTCGGACATCCATTGCGCGCACTTCACGATGCTGCCGGTGATATTCAAAAGAAACGGTGTCGTCATTCCAGATCAGGAACTTCTGCGGTTCATCGACCTGACGCAGAAGAAAGACCTGTACGCCGAGATATCCCAATGCGCCGACGGATTCGGCAGGGATGACATCAAGCCCGTGATGCAGCCGTTCTTCTCAATAAAGGACGAGGGGCAGTTCCTGTTCGACGCGGAAAGGGGCAGGCACATCGTGCTTGACTTCTTCAAGCATAACTATCCACACATTCTGCAAGGGCTGCTGGACTGGCACGACAGGTTTCCGGGCGTCTCGATAAAGAGCGTCGCCAACAAGGTCGAGAGCGACATAATGAACCCGATATGCGACAGGCTGAGGGGGCTGGGCCTTCATCCGTTCCGCATCCACGATGCCGTCTATCTTCCCGAGGACGAGACCTGCAAGGTGGACTTTGACATCAACAAGGCGGTGTTTGACTACATAAACAGGAACGGGACGGCGTCGTCACCGCTCTGCTAAGCAAGCGGAAAAACAAGCCGGTAATTTTAAGGATTGCCAAACTGAATGAAATCGTGTGATTCCGCATATAATATACAAAGACAACGTGAATCACCATGAACGACACATTCAAGGACGAAGGCGGGAAAATACTCTACACCAACAAGGAGATGCTCGAGCTTCTCCGGGTCAACAACGCCACCCTGAAAAAGTACAGGGACGGCGGGTATCTCGGATATTCAAAGATCGGCGACAAGTACTTCTACTCAATGTCGGACATCCAGGCTTTCCTGAGGAACACACACAACGAACCTTATCTATTCAGTTAAACGACAATTCAGCAGGCGGCAGGTTATTTCTTAACGATTATTAATATGGGCAGACAGACATCAACGATACCGAAATCCACCTTCTTCATAAAGAACAGGACGAAGGGACGGGAATCAATCCTCTACATCAGATACTTCGTGTGCGGCAAATATGTCGAGCACAGCACCGGGATAAAACTTCCGGCGGCTGACTGGGATGCCGACACCAGGCAGGTGAGAAGATCAAGTCCGAATTACAAAAGGCTGTCGGCTCAGATCGACGTGTTCCGCTCGAAAACCGACTCGCAGATCCTGGCGTGCGAGGAACGGCTCACGCCCAAAATAGTCTCGGACATCCTTAACGGGGAATACGCGCCGGACCCGAAGAAGACCGGAAAGGTGGACTTCATCGAATACGCCGCCACCTACAACAGGCAGCAGTACGACCTCGGAAGGCTGGGATACTCAACCTACTACAACGCCGACCTGAACATAAAGAAGTTCGGGAAGTTCCTGGAAGACAGGATTGGGATCGGGACATTGTACATTAGAGACCTCAGCGTCGATATGTTCAACAACTACATCCTGTACAGGAAGGACACGCTCGGGAACACAAGCAACGAGGGGATCAACAAGGCCCTGGTCCCGCTGTACAAGGCCGTCAAATACGCCGCCGACAACGGCCTGATGGAAAAGGGGCTGGCCACGTCGATCTCCACGAACTACATAGAGAAAAAGACGCGGTCGTACAGCGGCGAGACCGAAGAGGAGAAGGTGCGCTACCTGACGGACACCCAGTTCCGCGACCTGCTCGATGTCTATGACAGGACAAGGAACGAGGCGACAAGAAAGATAATGGACATGTTCCTGTTCTCGTACTACGTATGCGGTCTGAGATATTCAGACCTGCTGACGCTGGAATGGCGGCACATAGACTTCGGGAACAGGACACTTACCAAGAACGTCTACAAGACAAAGCGCTCGATATCCCTGCCGCTCGTGGACAAGGCCATAGAGATCCTGCTCAGGTGGCGGAAGACCGGCGGCAACAGCCGTTTCGTGTTCAACCTGCTCGACGAGGGATTCGACCTGTCGGACATCGTCAAGCTGAACAACGCAAGATTGACAAAGAACAGGAACATCCAGCAGTCGCTCAGAAGCGTCGGGATAAAGATGGGGTTAAAATTCAACCTGACGATACACGTGGCCAGACACACATTCGCCGTACAGGCCTTGAAGAACGGGATGGACGCGCACACGATAAGCCACCTGATGGGCCATTCGTCAAGCCTTGTCACCGAGAAGGTCTATGCCGAGTTCCTGCCGGACACAATCAACACGACCGTCCGCGAGCAGCTTGAAAGGAACGTCATAGAGAACTCTTCTTCCTAACATTGGAGGAATAGCTCCCGCTCAAAAATAAGACAACTAATTACCCCGTGACATACCTTAAAACGGCACAAAACGACAGTAGCCGACCTCGAAAGTCAGCTACTGGCATATTTACAAAAGATTGAAAATCAATCAGATATTTCAGAAATCAAGACTAGTACTCTTCTTCGTTAAAGAAAAGGACAAAACCCTCTACAGGCCATTCAGAGGCCGTTTTTGAGGATTCCGAAAGATTTTAAGGCAGATTTCAATGTTCTTATATGCCGTCAGATACCAGTCGTGGTTTCTTCTTAAAATCCGTTGTAAATGTCTTCGCTTCTTTGTCGCAAAAATACAAAAACCTATGGAAAAACCAATACTTTTGGTGGCATATGATACGCTAGGCAGATTATTTTGGTAATTATAATTTTTCTAAAAACACGCTTTTTTAGAAATATTGAAGATGCCATCATATTCCAACATATTCCAGCCAGAGACATCATTTCGCACTCAAATTGTCGATTTGGAAAACGAAGACAAAAAATCTGCCTGATGGCCCTCAATATCTCAAGCTTTCAAACGCAAAATACATACTAAAATGCAGGATGATGGTTTATCAAGTTATTTTCATACTCCTTGCGTACGTTGCTTTGCCACAATCAGTCCTCCAGAAGTTGCTTCAAGTTCATGACAGTTGAATCTACAAACGGAACCGCATCAAAAAAAATCACCACGTGGCAAATTCCTAGATTCGCCACGTGGTGGATAAAGAGAAATAGATCAATTTAAAGCCTTATTTCACATGAATCTACAAATGAGAGCGGGGATCTGCTGCCACAATCACCTTATCATTCATTACTGACTTACATTACTGCGCCATAGCATATGTGATAGTGTATCCTGACGCAACTGAACCTGCCGTTCTCGCCCTATTACCGTTAGAACAAGAAACAATATCCTCAAAATATGCTCCATTAGAAAGTGCTTGGAACAAAGGAAGCGGATCATTATCGTTACGAGTACGCAAATTAAAGCACATCATTACTTCATATCCATCTTCCAATGCCCGCTCAGCAAATGACTTCGCGTTTGCTGTAGAATTATAATTACCAAGATTAAATGAAATTGGAGACCATTTATTGGTTGTCATCCCAGTAATTCCACTTGAAGTATAGTAGCTTCCAAAATAACCATGATATGCGAAATCAATGCAAGCAGAAGCCCCTGCATCTATTTGACTAGTGTTGCCCCAATCGAACACAGTGATAAGTTTATCAGACGGCATAAGGGCATGAAGTTTTTTGATAATTTTAGCAAAAGAATCCGATACAAGCGAACCGCTATAATTAGCATACTCATCGTCGAACCCAACTCCGTCAAGCCCATAACGATTTACTGCATAAGCTAGAATCGCAGCAAATTGTGTGCTCTGTTCATCTGTCATATTAGCTACACCGATACCCTGCCAATCACCAAGAATTGTAAGCAGGACTTTGATTCCCTTTGCTTGAAGAGGTGCTACATAAGTAGCTGCACCACCATTCTCCAGAACATTGGTCAGTTTATCATTCAAATAAAGAGTCGGATTGCCATTACCATCCTTGTGTATGTTTGCCGCAAACAATTCTACAATGTCAATGAACGACGTGCCATCAGGCATGGTGTAGTCGCCGGCATTTAGAGGATTGACATCATTCGTCTCCACATATACTGCCATTTTAGGAGTTTTTCGATTGAAAGCTCTTGTAGAGACCATTGACTTTTCAGGCTTAGCATTCTGAATCTGTGGCTGTTCAATTTCATTACATGAAAGAATACCGAATAAGGCTGTAAAAACAGCTGTAACCTTAAATAACTTTGTCATAATCTATAATCGGCAAAACCAATCGTGATGAAATACAAAACCAAATGCGACTAAAGTTCGCCAGAAAACTGCAAAAACGAAATGTGACAGAAAAATGGCACACATCATACTCACAGAAATGGCTCTCAAACGTTAATTGAATACGTTTTGAGAGCCTTTCCAATAGAGTGTATCACCATCAGACATTCAACTCAAATTTGACCTCCTCACCTGCCAATAGTCGTTCAGTATTTAGCAGATTGTTTTCATAGATGTGGGCATTCCCCAAAAATAGGGTTATGGACTTCAATGGCAAGTCAATCTGTCTCGATATCAGATAAAGATGGTAAATGTCAGACGGCAAGCCTAAACTTGCATCTGAACTGCGTTGATAAGCCGTAAGCACAAGTTCTCCATCCTCGATCTGGAACTGAACTAAAGACAGGCACGGTGCCTGATTGCTTTCAGCATCCGTTGCTCCGAGAAACAGCACATAGTTTTTACTGTTCCTCTTTTCCTTATTTATCTTGGCCACAAGCGGTGGCAGTTTCTCGAAGTATGTAGGATATGAGTTCACAAGGATAGGTCCGACATAGTCCCACCAAGAGATGCCGACTTCACGGTACTTCTCCACATTCCGCTCCCCGTGCGTAAACAAGTCCAGTTCACTCCTCAATTTCTTTCTTGCGAGGTTATGTTCTTCGAATATGTCAAGAAGGTCACCAGGGGTCAGAGATAGCTGCTGATTCAATAGGTATTTTATTGCCCCCTTCTTATTCTGCTGCCTCTTCCCGTCCAACAGAATATGCTGTAAAATTTGATGATATTTGTTCATATTTGATAGAGTTAGTCTTCTATATAGATAACCATCAGAACGCCTTTCAAATGGCTAAAAATGGCCGTTATTCGCCCCCCCCGACTTGTTCAAATAGGTTCTGTTGGTGCTGCTCCTCATAGTTGCAGACCATCCATTCTTCCTGCTTCCTGCGTGATGTTTTCGACGCGCTTATTGTTCTCTCGATACGGTGAATTGTCCAGCCGTTTTTCTCGGCATACCTTTCAATAGGGCCATATGGGAACATTGTCAGCATGAATTTGCCCTTGACTGTTTCCAGCAACTGAAGGAGTTCTTCCATATTTCTGTCTGAGAACACGCCCTCATAGTGACCACAGTCGCTGTTGATGTATGGAGGGTCAACGAAATGGAACGCGTCATCGCAATCGTATGTCTGGATTACATCGAGAGCGTTCCTATTCTCGATAGTGACATGTTCTAGCCGCCGGCATATCTGCTCGGTGAATTCGTCCTTGGCGTTCTGGACTTTCTTTGGCATACCACCTCCGAAGTCGTACCCGAAAGAGCCGTCCATCATTGACGCAAAAGACATCCTGCACAACGCCCAGACCGCCCAAGCACGTTGGGCTGGGGAGAAGAATTCCGGATAGGCATTTATGTGGGCCGCATGGGCGTGAAGGTCCCGGCTGTGCAGGGTTTTGTCAATCTCTGTCTTCAAGTCTCGATAATAGACTTGCGCCGTCCAATAGAAGTTTGTAAGCTCCATATTGATGTCATTTATGATCTCCGCTTCTACAGGAGACTTGGCGAACAATACGGCTGCCCCGCCACAGAAGGCTTCCGTATAAAGCCGATGTGACGGTATGAGAGGGATTATGTGCTTCAGCATCGTCTGTTTCCCTCCATAATAGGAAATAGGTGTTCTCATATCTGTTGAATTAAAAATTATTGTTACCTTTGTCCCTGTACCACCCATACGCACAAAGCGTCACCATGCAAACGAGGGACTTACTCCCGGCTTTGCGTGGTGACGCTCTTGTGTAAGAGGTGGGTGGTACTATTTCTTACAGGTCGGGAGTTTTTTATTTACAGCCACTCCCAAGGCTGCATCCATTTCAAGTTCAAGGGCGGTCTCTTCTGTACATCTCCCAACCGGACATCACATCCGTCTGGTTTGCTTTAAGCCCGTTCTCCACAAAGGACATCGCAGACACAATCTTGACCATAAGGTTCTTGTCCTTGATGTCCACCGCGGCATCACAGTCATATTGAGCCGCATCGGACACGTGCTTTACATAAGAGCCTGTATTGTTTTCAGAAGGCGGTGCCCAACGGCTAATCATCTGCCTTATCGTCTTCAACCCCAAGTTCGTGTGGTAGTGTCGAAGCGTGACAAACACAGCCCTGTAGCCATAAGCCATCGATTCGAACTGTTTGAAAGCCTTATCACTTGATGGGGTAACCTCTCCCTTATAGGTCGTCCTGCTCAATCTGATGTTGCAGGGATTGTTGTTTCTTATTCCTCTCGGTGCCATACTCTACTCCCATTTATCCCATGAATTGACAAGGTTGATGGCGTTCTGCCTGAATGTCTGAAACTCGTTCCATTCGTTCACATATTCAGCCGCCTTGTCATCGGGCAAAGCGCCGATCTCCATGCCGGCCTTCGCCTGCAGGAGCTGAATCTGGTGTGTCTTGATGGCATCCTCCTCGGTCTGGAGATACTTCGACCGGATGATACCGTTCACGAGCTTGTCACGGTTCCACTCATCGCACTCGATGAGCGTGCCTGCGTCAGGCATCGACCCGGTGTAAGAATAACCTTCCATCGGCTCCGATGTCTCATCCGGCTTGTATGTAGCCGGCTTCTCATTGAGATAACATAAAAAATGCGCCCCGTCATATTTTGAGGGACGCATCTGGCGTGGATATGCCACGCTGAACACTTCTGTTGTTTTCATATCAAGTAAACTTATAAAACTTCTTGTTGCGTTTATTGATTTCTATCTTAATAACAGTAGGGGCAGGCAAGTCTTCCTTCGAGAACTCCGTTTCGCATTGCTCTATAAGCACCTTCGAACCGGTGTACGAGAAGTATTCCTCACCTGGCTTAACAAGCACAGATTTGCCTCTGTCATCCGTATAAGAGAACTCCTTACCCTGCCATTCAAAACGTATGGCAAGACACTTCTTCGGAGTGCCGTCATCATTCTTCTCCTTGATGGAGTCAATCACGGCATAATCACGGAGTTCCATAAGGAAATCATCCTCCGACTGCTGCTTCTCCGGGTCAAACAGGAAGTTCTCGAATCTCCTCTGCTGACCGTGAGCAATCTCAAACGGGCATTGGCTTTTGCGCCTGTTAATCTTTGCGCCCAAACGTTCTTTCTTTTCCATATGATACTTTTTTAAGAAATTAATCGAATTTGCATGCATAACCGTTCCGAGTTGCGACGATATGGCTACCCTTATCTGGTCATAGGTAAGACCCATCTTAAGGCCCTTCCTGATTTTCCGCTTGATGTCAAGCACTACATCACGGTTCGCCCGGACATGCCCGTCAGCAAAGATGCGGTACCCTACAATCGTAAATCCTCCCTTTGTAGCCCCGACCTGCCACTTTGGGTTCATCGTGAATTTCAGCTCACGTCCCCAGTATAATGCTATCCAATCAACTACAAGATGCAGGAAAGTCTTATCCTCATGAAGGACAAGGACATTGTCCATGAACCTATAAAAGAATCGGAGCCCCTCCTTCACATACTGGCAGAAAAGTGCTTCCAAATAGGCTTCACCCTTCGAGATTTCAGCAAAGTCGGATTCAGTCTTTGCCGACGCCTTTTTGTCCGTGATGTACATTGCCGCCAATTTATGAATCAAGTCCGGATCCGATTGCAACCCGAACAATCTTCTGACATCATGGTCAAACATACCAAGCGATATATTGGCATAAATCGTCGATATCTTCAGACCGATTGCTATGCCAGCAGGATGTTCAGGATCATCATTGCCCATAGGCGTCCCTATGCTGCTGTCAATGACTGCGTCAAGGGAATTAAGAAGGACAGGATCCTTTATCTTCCTCCTCAGATAGGCTTTGGGAATGTCATGCAGAATATGTGGATACATCTTTGACACATCGAGATTGGCGAAGGCTTTCAGTTCAGGGTGGGTCTTCAGGTCGTGGCTTATAAGCTTCACCATCATATGCTGTCCTCTGCCAGGGATACAGGCAAAGCAGTGTTCGTCAAGGCTTCTGTTTACAATATCCTCTGTACGCGTCAATACGCCCCAATGATAGACGTGATGCCAATATTGAAGCATCGACAGGAACCTCTCCTTCCGACCTTTCTTCTCAAGTATTGTCTTATAGGTGTAATCCTCCGATGAGGGATGGTATGATGAAGTGAGAAAAAGATGAAGAAGGCGATCAACATTTGACTCAAGGTCTTCGTCAAATGCTTTCACCTCCTTCCGTCTTCTTTTCCGTCGTGAAGCCAATCGATGGGCCATACGAAAGTTCTCTTTCGTGCCTATGACTTCCGACAAGTGTCCGTGTCTTCGCACAAGTGTCTAAGTGTTATAAGTGTCTCGTGTCTGCTTTCTCTCACAAGCGCCGTCGAATTCTTACGAACCTACCGGAACCAGTTTTGATATGATGTCTTTCGGCAAGGGCCGGGGTTCATCCTCAAATAGAAGACGGGTGCAAACACAACCAGCCTCCCAAGTAGTGGGGCGACGACAGGTTCGCATTGGAATTCGAGGGCGCATAGTTACCGTTGAAGTACGCCAAGCCATCAATGTCACCATTGTTAGCATTGCCGGAACCGAGCGGAGACCGGAAACCAGAAACCTACCGCCTTAGAGGACAAACCCACCATAAGGCGGCACAAAGGTACAAATTTTACTTAATCCATTAAAACCTCATATTAAAAAACCGCCTGACGGCGGTGATTTTTTTCATCGCCGCCGACGATTTCACGAAGAAAAGAAAGAACAGTATTTCAAAGAACTTGTTTTGCATCCGCCCACGGATGCCTTGGTTTCTTGCTCAACCGCTATCGCGGTCTGCGCGGTTTCTTGGCTTTCGCGTCGCCCCTTACCCCGCTATGAGGCATATACCTTTGGGGTCGGGTCGAAGTCCCCCACGCATTCGCAGAGGGGCGACGACAGGTTCGCAGCGGAATTCGAGGGCGCATAGCTACCGTGGAAGCACGCCAAGCCATCAAGGCCACCATCGCTAGCACAGCCGGAACCGAGCGGAGACCGGAAACCAGAAACGGCTTTATTGAAATAACATCCATCACTCCTATATGTCGCCGATGTGGCACCATCCTCTGATGGCATCCCCGCAAGTCCCTGAAAATTGATGCGCTTGACATAGTTCCATGTTTCAGGGGTGGACGGGAGGATTGTCCCTACCTTTATCATGTTGGCCGTCTCTGAATACTTCCATTCTGTCAACGAAGACTTCGCCACATAGAATGAATATGAACCGTCAGCATTGATGACCGCGACAATCCTGTTTTTGCCACACCAAAGATGACCGTATGGGTTCTTCAGCCCGAAGAAACAAGGAATCGGGGCATTATAGACCACGGTTCCGTCAGACTTCTTCACCGCATAGGAAGCGACACCAAGAGCGTCCGCGAGTTCGACTCCGGCAGAATACGGAACCACCGGGTGATAACCATTGTAAGCTTCCCAACCAGGCATCGAGGCCACGCCATAACCAAGACCGCCCTGATACAATCCATTGGCATCCTTTGATGCGCTGAATGAGGTTTGGATGTTTCTGGTACCGAGGATGATGTCAGCAAGTATCATGATGACAGTGTCTATCCAATACCAACCAGCACCCCAGCCCTCGCCGCGTTTGCGACCAAGTTCCTCAAATGTGGCGGTTCCCTTTTCAGTTGCCGCGTACCCAAGCATTGACAGGTTCTCGGCTGACGCATTTCCGGATGTGATGGCAGAACCACCACCGCCACGATACTGTTCAGCGGAACTTATCAGCGAACACAAGATATTGTTTGTCCTGTCAATGATGCCCGAATGTCCGGCAGCGATTGAGAAAACAGGCACACGATAACATTCACGGCCTGGAATCGGTTTCAGGGAAGCGGCCTCATAAAGGTAACTGCCTTCCATCCATGCAGCCACATAGAATGGTGTCCGCACGCCCCACTGGTATTGCCCCATTGTGCCATCAAGCTTGGCCGCCTCACCGGTGGCAAACTTATAGTGGTTGTTCGGGTCAAGTTTCTTCCTTGAATGGTCATTTCCCACAAGATAACAGCCAAGGCCAAGAAGGAACGGAAGCCGTTTCACATAGTTCAAATCACCACAACGTTCTCCAACAGGAGAAGACTGGTCAAGATTGAACCTGACTGCGGCATATCCGTCATCTCCAAGAAATGATGCAGGGAAAAAGCCATATTCGTTTCCGGACAACGATTTCCCGAAAAGCAGATCACCCGCATCAACCTGGGCGAATTGCTTGAATGATGATAATTCTTTCTTTTTCATATGCGTTGTTATTTAGTATTTTTCAGTCCTTGATGTCACCATTGTAAGTGAAATCATTCATGTTTATTATCTGGAACTCGAAAGAGCCATTATTCCAGGAATCGTCATCTGAGATGTCCACAATGAAATAACTTGCGGTCTTCGCGGTCAACGTAGCCTTAACTGGGGAACTGTTGCTGCTAGAATCCATAATATATCCGACACCGGTCAACATCACCAGATAGTCATTCGGTTGCAGGTTCCACTTTGTCGGGATCCACACAGTGTACCTTCCGTTGGCGGTCCTTTGGCATTGCAGGGTTCTCCCGTCAAATGTCTTGTAGCTCATCGAGCACGTCCCGTTTGAGGTCCTTCCCGTGACAGTCCCATGCGCAAGGACATTCAATGAACGGCCATAGGACTTTGTAGTTTCGATATTCCCACGGTTGGTGATAAGCCACCCATAAAAGGTCGTGCCTTCCCCTATACCGAGAAGTTCTACGTACTCACGGGATGACAGTACCAGCTCGCCATATTTTGCTCCATCCTGGAAGAAGTATTTTCCATTTGGGGCAGTAATGGACACCGCACCGGATGACAGCACCCCGTCGTACCGATGAGTCATCACTGTTATACGGCGTCCGTTCTGAGAAGAATCCCATGGGAACCCTCCTGCCGCAATGATCAAGGACCCACCTCCCTCCATTTGAAGGTTATCATGCAGTTGAGCCTCTGATTTTTCATCTGTGCCATCCCATTTCCACTCTCCGCTATAATGTGCGAAAGGCTGGCGGAGCGTGCCGTAGACGATTACATCTTTCAGCGTGCTGTCCTCTATGGCAGCCCCTTTAGTAGTGAAAAGTCCATCCTTGCTGACAATGGTCTCACCCCCGGCCGCGCGGATGCTGCCGTCCGCCATCAGTTGTATCTTCCCGGATGTGTGCTTGATAACACCCTCATCCATAATCCAACCCTCCTTGCCTGTACCAAGCAGAAGGACTTTCGTGGAGAAATTCGCGAATGACGGCACAAGACGCCAGTATCCGGTGTTGTTTCCAACCGAATCATACGGAGTCTCATTCGAACTGGATGTATGGTGTTTGGTACACTGATATACCTGCCCATTGTAATAGGCGAAATCAGCATACGCCTCCCCATCCGCACCGCTATAGAACTCTATGCCGACGGCCCAAACAATCTGGCGCGTCCGCGCCCCACGCTCACCTTTGTCTCCCTTCTCCGGTGGCTGCTTGTAAGCTATTCGTGTTATATGCTTTAACATCTTTCTGATACACATTATTCCGCTGAAATAATAAGAGTCATGTCACCACCAGCCTTGACCGCGTGATCAATGGTAACCGCAAATGAATCCCCGCCGTCCTGCGATGCGATAGAGTCGCCTGCGGCATCCGTAACAAGGTAATTGAACGTGAAGCCCTTCACCTCTGTCTCCGTCGTCCTCTTGTACACTTTCGGTCTATATATGATGGACGTCTGGGCCGAGCTTAGTTCTTCCGGGACCTGAACCCCAGCCGCATTGGTGGGATTTGGATAGATGATCAGGATGTCAGTCTCATCGCTCACTTCCATCACTGCGCTTGAGGACTTGCCGTTATAACTCATCTCACATTTGTACAATTCGCTTGAATTGATATCTGATGCCGTGATGGTAATGCTTGATGAACTCTTGTTTATCGACTCCCAGCCATCAACGCCATTCACGACTTTCATCTTGTACCATTTGTAGGTCACTCCGTCTGTCTTCTCGACACCGCCGATCATCAGATGAGCCGTCGCCTTCAACTGTGATGTGGCGTCATCAACGACACCGCCGTTGTTGATCGTGATATAGCCCATGCACGACTCTCCGTCAGTCTGCTCGATGTTCACCTCGATTGACGCGGACACGACTGACTGGAATCCCGTATTGACGGTCCCCTTGAATTCAATGGTGTCCGAGTCAATGTTGCCGCTCGATGCGATTTCCTTCAGTATCGTAAGTGTTGGCAGCGTAAATCCGTCAACCTTCTTCACTTCGCTCTTGAAGGTACCTGCAGGAATGCTTCCCATCGCCTTGCTAAGCCCAGAAGCATCAAAGACGATGGCAGTTCCGTTGAACTTCCATTCGACACCGGTAGCTGCAGGCTCTATGCGCATTGCTTTCAGCGAGCTTCTTACTACCGGATATATACACGGCTTGTTGGCCGCGAAACTTGGCGTGATTATGTTGTTTCCGTTGGAAATGAACTGCTTCAACGGAAACGTGCTTCTCAACGTACATGTCAGTGAATCACCCTGCCTGACATATTTGATTGTCGTCTGTCCTTTTACTGTACTCATTTCATCTTCTTTTATCTGTTCAACTCTTCCTTTGCTTCAGCCGCCGTAAGGACCTTGCCTCCAAGCGACTTGACTTTTTTCTCAAACGGAGCGGAACTCCCATAAGTCTGAAGGTCGCTCTCATTGATGATGACATATTCACCATCCGGAGTCCTCTGCCTGAATTCGGCGATTCCGGCATCCTCGGCCTTGCGGACCGGAATCTTCGCATATACATATCTCATATCTTAAAGTGTTATTACCTCATTGTTGTGACATATCATGGTATCCCCATCTATAAACGCCCCTAAAGGGTCAAGTTCATCCACTTCAAGGGCCACATCCGAGGCATTGGCGAATTCCTCTGCCGGAATCATGATGCTATCGCCATAGCCGAGGGCAGTCCATTCGGCTCCATATACCGCCCTTTTTATGGACCACTTGATGCTGAAGAATCTTGAAGGATTTTCCACGACAGTCCTTCCGACCGTGATCATGCATTCATTCTTCACCATCTCCGCATTCGGGGAGACCTCCACCCCGCCATGCACAAAATGCTCGAAATCATATTCTGGATATCTCCTCACCACTGTTGTCTCATCTTTAAGGCAATTATCCGTCGGAGATGACGGCAGAGCCTCGCCTGACAACGCATATTCCACCTTGCAGGATATTTTCACCTGTCCATTGACATAACGGGGATCGATTGTCAATGTGTCTGCATTCTGGCCTGCCTCATAGAACAAGTCCTCATCAGGGTCAATAATCGTCTCCTTTCCGTCAACGGTCTTATACCACCAGTATGCGACCTTGCACTGTCCTGAATCCGGGGTCTTTCCGCCAAGCAGGAATGTCGCCTTAATCGTGCGGACACCTGCATCTGTAATTGGGTTGAATACAAAACTTGCCGGTTTATCGAGAGACAGCGATGCGGCGGCCGCCAGCGAGACGGTTGATAGAGTAGAGGTCGCCTGAATGCGCAAGATCTTGCCGCTCCTCGTATCCGGATACGATGCCGTGAACACGAGTACCTTCGGCTCCAGATAAGGAATGTTCTTCGTGACGGTCAAAGTGCCGTCCTGCGCCACCGAATAGCCGTCCGTCTGGTTCGTGATCAGATAGCGGGACAATTCCCCTGTCAAGTAGGATGAATCCGTAATCTGTCCTACCATGTCCTGAGGTATCTCATACCAGAGGATTCCTGTCAGAGCCACTTTCCCGTTCGCCATTATGCCGTTCGGATCATTGACATATACCTCCGGTCGAATCACGAGCGGGGTAAGGCTCCTGTCCGGTATGTATTCACCCGTCTCGGCGCAATGCGTCTGTGTGAGACTTCCACCACGGACAACCATTGTGGTGGATATGTTCAGAGGATCATAGACGATCCCAATTCTTTTTGTCTTTTTCATATACTGTTCAAATGCCTTTCAAATGTCAAAAAACAACCTCCGCTTCCACGCTTTCAGCGCCGTCACGGACATACGCCCTGCAGATGAACCGCCCGGAGGAAACCGGAAGGTCTTCCTGCGTCAGGTCCACACTCCTGCCGCATCCGGAGTGATCTGCATTCCACACCCCATCTGCAGCAGCATCACCCGTATCCCTGGACCAGGTCCAGTCCGAATCAAGAATCTCATCCGTTATGTCATTCACGCCACGACGGACAATTGCCATCAGTGTCGTATCAAGACAGCCGTACAGGAAAGTCTCTCCTGCCGTGCTGTCGATTATCAGTTCCAGTGTCGTGTCGCCGGCTACGAGCAACCAGTCGGACGAATCGTAACGCGGCTCCTGGAGCGTACCTTCAACGATGCATCGATACTTGCACGACTTGTGATAGACTTCATCCTGGAACTCATCATTGCAGAGATATGGTGTGTCCGGTGTTCCCTGCCAAAGGCCTCTGTCCCGGATTGTCTTCACAACCGCCCCTGTCCCGTCCAGCTGCATGAAGTTCCTGGCCAGAACCGTATCCAGATATATCGACGGACGTTTGCCCAACGGCAGAGACTTCGGTATCAGGGAATCAGGGATAGAGCCAATAATCAGCTTGAAGTGTGACGGCAGGATGATGTACTGGTCAACACCATCAAGCAATGCGATCCGCTGCTCCGGGGACGAGAAATACTGGCTTCTCTGTCTTTCAGCCTGTGTAAAATTGCCATACCTTGCAATATTCATATATGGAACCGGGGCTGCGTTTTTTCCTCCTGGGACTGCATCATCAGCACCGAGCACAATTCTCACTGTCTTCGCCGCCTGATCCACAGATGTAACCCTGAAATATGATGTCACAAACCCTCCGCTGCTGTTATAGTGGCCCTTGCAGATGTCATCGACATCCAGCTCTATGACATCACCATCCTCCACCTGCATCGTAAGGATATAGGCACTTTCGCTTCCCTCATCAGCGGTGACCTTGGCAATTGTTCCACCCTCGGTGTTCCACATCTCCCCACCAGTCACGCGGACCTTGTTGTATATGAGTTGCGGGACCTTGAGAAATGACCTCAATGTCAGGGATGACATCTCAGCCGATCCGTCAGAGTCAATCTTCCAACCAGAGCCAGTCTCTATGCCCTGCACGAAGTCCGGGGAGCCGATAATCCCTGCAATGACACGGGCGAACTCGACGATGTCCTTCTTCCTGACCGGCTGGTCAATATAGTCCCCGAACATCCTGCCGGACCACTTCTCAGAATCCTTTGAGTGGTCGGACTCCAAGGAATGACCAGATTCATCGGAGTACCCGGCTTTTGCCTTTTCTGTGACGGTGCTTACACTCCCGTCCTCCTCGTTTTCCTTCGGATGGGTAAGGCTGATATATCCGTCATTGTCAGTGGTTATCTGATCAAGATACGGAAGGTTCTTATGAGTATGGCCGTCTCCGGAGACAACGGAATTCGCACCACCATTCTGGATGACGGACACTGCGGTTCCTGAAGTGGTACCACCGAGTTCCCTCAGCCTCCTGCTTCGTGGTCTTGCCGCCCTGCTGGTTGTTTTCTGTATATATTCCTTTGCCATGGTCATTCCTCCTTTCCTTCATATTCATCCGGGCGAATCTCTATGAAAGTGGCATCGGACACATCCTCCTTGACGTTGATTTCCTCGCCGCTCATGATGAACTTGACATCCTGTCCCTGAGCCGCATCGACATAGGAAGACAGTCCCTTCGGGTCAATGGAGACCTCCCCAGACAATGTCGTCCTCCTGTCGGCATATTGGCTGTACAGAGTCCCAATCAGCAGATGTTCTGGATGGTCAGTCCTCCCGGCACGCATAAGCTTCTGTATCTGTTCGCCTGTCTCCGATGACATATAGATGCCTTTGGCGGTGGGGCACACGACATCGGCGGTGCCGCATATCGTGTCAAGCTCAAGATCCTCTTTCGCATCGGCATTCAAAACACCGGAGTACTCCACATCATCCATTGTGTCCTCGTCCAACGTCAAAGTCCTCTTCACCACAGACACTTTCGGAAGTTTGTACAGCTGCCAGCGTATCTTGTCATAGCCACCCTTATCCTTGAAATATCCATCAGCTTCCACAGAGAATCTGTCAACGTCATCGAATGCCCACACCCCGTTGTATATCCGGATTTCCAGATAACCCCCTTTCGGCGGATAAGGTATAAACTGGCCGTCCGGCAGTTTCTTAAAAGAGTCGAACATCCAGAAGTCCTTGGTGTCGCCTGTATATTTGTCGGCATAGCGGTACTTGCGGTTCTTTACTTTCTTGCTTCCATCCGTCCAAGGCTTCCCGACACTCTGATGGTTGCACTGCCATCCCATGACTCCTGTCCCCTGCAGGACATCGTCAGGATCATAGTACGCAAGCCACGCCTCACCCCATTCAGCTTCGCCTGACTTCCAGCCCCATTTCGACAGGTATTTATCCTCTGCGGTGGACACGAAGCCGTTTCCCGGCTGTCCGTTCTTGGTAAGCCACTCATTCGAGTAATGGCACAGAGCCGTACCCGCCTCATCATATACGACTATCGCGACCGGGACAAAAGCAAACGCTGCATTGTTCTTCACGAAATCATGGTTGCCTGATTCATTGCCGTCGCCTGAATCCGAGAACGGGTTATAACGGGGGTCGAACAACAGTTCCTGCTGGATACGCAAATAATTGTTCGCAGCATCTGCGGAACCCATTTCCGGAAGATAGACACGCGCCATCTTCATTGCAAGGGTTTTCGGATGTGAGGACGGATGCAGCCCCTTTCTTGTCGGGAAGCCGGAAGCCAATGAGCCGTGTCCACCGGTATAGAACCCTCCGACAACGCCCTCGGTCTCATTGCCTCCGAGCATGGGCTGAATCTTGAAGAACGAGTTGTCGCTTCCGATTTCAGCCACACCCTTGCATTTATCCTTATTCCAAGATTGGAAAAGGGTGTAATCTATCAGGGCATAGTCCCAGTCGTAACCGTGCCTGTGGCTTTCGTCATAGTCGATGTAATATGAATAACAGGTCGGGACGGACATCCCTGTAGGGACAATTCCATTGTTGTATTTGACCCCTGAGCTGTCTGATGTGAGATTTGTCCATTCTGGTCCGAAAACATCTTCATAGTCAAGTTCCCCATCAATTACATCCGCAGTCGAATATGGGGAGAACGTTATTTTTATGTTGTTATACACCGAATCGGTGCCAAGCGATGAGTCCTCACCCTGCCAGTCTATCTCCGAAGATGGGTTCTTACTCGTATACAGGCCATTGATGTCATACACATACACTTTCCCGGCACGTTGTATCATACGCAATCCAAGAGGTTGGAATATCCCCTCGATGACGTCCTTGAACGATGATGCCTCCCCGTCCTCGTCATAGAAGTTCTCCGACGCAATCATCAAAGAGGACAATGCAAGCTGCGTCCCGTCCGCAAACTGCGTGGAGATCAGGGATTCATCGATTGAGGTATAATTCAGCCTCGACTTGTCAAGCGCGTTATCAAGCAGTTCTTTCAATGTCTTGCGCCCGGAACCGTCATAAGGCATCCTGTCAAGGATACCGAAATCGGAGAAAGTAAGGCTGACCTCATAGTCGGATGTGGTGTCATACGGTTCCTCATAGAATTCAGGGTCAAGGCATCCGCTCCAGAACAAAACGTTGTTTCTATAGACATCGAGACGAATCTGACCTACCTTTATCGAGTAGAGGTCAAGGTAAGTCCTGTCCCCGGGTGAAACGATGGTCAATGTCGCGGTACTCCCGCATATGACATTCTCCTTGGCCGTCTCATTGTACTCTATCAGCAGGGGTTCGTCATCCGGGAATTTCAGGTGCCTGACGGGAAATGCCACGTCGGACTCCTGGAGGATTCTGCACCTCCAGACAACGCCCTTCCTTGAATAGAAGGCTCCCGTATATCTTACCATCATTCCCATGCTATGATCTTCTTCTCCTGTTGTTCTCTCTTCTTTCTATGCCGACCAGATTCCGGCCTTTGATTTTGAACTCCACTTTTTTCTTGCCGCCGTCTTCAAACCCGATAATGGATTTGAGTCGGTCAAGAGGGGCGACTACCTCCGGGTTATGACTCGCCCCGGAATACTCACCGAACATACCTATGGTAGGTCCATAGGCAAGGCCGCCGTCAGCATATTTCGGGATAGAGGCCACAGCCGCCCCGACCGCTGCCATACTGGCCGCCAACGATATGAGGTTGTATGGGAACGGCACACTCTGCGACTGGGCCGCCGCTCCTGCAAATGCCTGCGCTATATTTCCACCGATGACAGACGCAATCGCCGGAAGTGCGGCGGCCACGGCTGAGAGGACATTCGATCCCCATGAGAGCCAACCTGCGGCATTCTCGCCAACTACCCCAGACAGGCTGTTCGCTATCGATGACATATTCTCAAGCATGCCCGTGGTCTTTTCCCCCTGCGCCTGTGTCGCGTCAAGACTTGTTGTATACTGAGACCATTGGTTGATTGCCTTCTTTATCGATGCCCGTTCTTCCTTTGTCTGGGCCACAGCAGCCATCTTCTGGAGTTCCTCGATTTTCGATTTGGCCACCTCGACACCGGTTATTCTGGCACGGAGGCTGATTTCAAGGTCACCGCCTACGCCAAGCCCGTTCCGAACCATTTTTGAAAGGTCTTCCATTCCTACAAGCTGGACTGATTCCTCTATGGCATCCTTCTTGGCTTTCCATTGAACTATCTGCCTTTGAATCTCACCGCGTTCCGCTTCCCCGGCTTTCTGAAGTCTTGTCTGAAGGGCAGAAAGAACCTTGTCGATATCCTCCAGGTTCTTAGGGTCGGCAGGAACATCAAGGGCTTCAAGGGAGGATTCGATAGCATCTTTCTTGCGCCTGTAATCATTTATCGTCCTCTGGATGTTCGCCCTTTCCTCATCATTCGCATACTGCAGGACAGACTCGCAGGCGGATATCGCCTGTTCATAGTCCGCAAGACTGTTCATCACGGCAGGGGTGGAGGCAAGCGCCACACGGGCTTTCAATTCGTCCTTCTCACGCTCGTACGCGTTTATCGTGGCCTGAATCCCTGCCTGTTCTGATTGCGAGGCTCTGTTCAACTGGTCTTCAAGCACTGATATGACCGTTGAATACTCCTCGAATGTCTTTGGAGATGTCGGGGCAGAGATTGCTTTCAGACTATCTTCAATAGCCTTTCTCTTCTTGGAATATCCGTTGATCGTCTTCTGTATCTCCGCACGCTCCTCATCACCGGCAATTTTCAGCAGTTTGCCATAGTATGTTATGGCTGTGTCCAGTTCCTGGATTGTCTTCGGGTCTGAAGGCACACTCAACGCCTCCATCTCAAGATTAACAGCATCGAGTTTCTTCTGCCATGCGTTTATGTCCTTCTGAAGTTCGGCCCGTTCAGATGCGCCGGCAGCCTTCATCAGAGCCGTAAGAGCCTGTATCTTTTTCTCGATCACATCTATGCTGCCAGCCTTGCCTGTCGTGACACCAGATGTGGCCGGTGATATTCCACGTCCTTTCAGAAGTTTGTCCGCCTCGTCGTTGTATTTGTTCACGATGGAGAAATAACGGTCCCCCTCGGACATCTCCTTTTTGGCCGCGTCACTGTATACTTTAGCCCTGACCTCGCCATAGGTGGCCACATTGCTTTTATAGGCGTCCCCTACTATTTGCTTTCTCTGCCCGCTTACCTGACCGCGACCGAGGACACCGTTCGCTGATGCCATTTTGCCTTGGTACACACCCTCCGCATAATTACGGGCGCTCTTCCGGTCGTCATCCGTGACTTTTTTCGCGTTCTCCGCCTGAAGCATCTTCTCTATTGCCGACTGGTACTTCTTCGACGCAAGTTCCATTGCGGCGGCTGCCATGGCTCTTCGTTTAAGGGACTCCACAAATGTCGATTCATTATTGACCAGAACATTCTCGGCATCCTTTACCGAATTGATCCTTACGCCAAGGTTTCTGAACTCATTGGCATTGTCCTTCACGAATTTCTGACGTCTGGCGATGTCCCCGGAGAGTTCCTTCCAAGCCTTCTGCAATTTTCGGTAGGACACAAGCTGTGATGCTATGCTACCAGCCACGGATGATTGGATGGACTTCTGCGCGTCCTCTTCTTCTTTCTTGGCCTGCTTCTGGGCTTCGGATTTCTCCTGGTACTTGGACACCAGCCTGCTGATCGCCGTTATCACCCCTGTTACTATCAGAGACGCACCAAGCGTCATTGACGCAAGCAGCGCCTTCGAGGCGGTGGCAGAGAGGCGGAAAGCTACCGTCAGGCGGTTCTGTGCCGCCGTCCACAATTCAGTCACCTTTCTGCAGGTCACAATTCTGAATGAGCTTGTGGCATGCAGGGTGTTGGACATCTGCTGCACGCCCATCATCACCGCCATCACAGACTGCATCTTCGTCTGTACCGCCATCAGTCTCTCGTTGTCCTTGACGAACATAGACACGATGCCGGAACCTGCTGAATATGCTCCCATCAATCCTTGCACGCCATTGATGACACCACCTATCTGCGTAGCACCAGTTGAGAGAGCGGTCTGTTCGGTGCGGAGTTCCCTGTACGCCGTTCCGAGACGCTCCATCTCCTGACGGCGCTCCTCGTATTCGGCGGTATTCTGCTTTCCTTCAAGGCGGAGCCTGGCCATCTCCTCACGGATGGCCATAATCTGGGTTCTTATGCCCGTATTGGACTGCTTGTAACCGGCAACCGCATCACGCATGCCGGCAAGCGCCCCCTTTTCCTGGTTGAGTTCATTGAGCAATGCGGATGTCTGTGACGTGGGAGCCTTGGCCGCTTTCAGCTGCTGATATTTCGAGGTGAGGTCAGCGACCACCTTCTTCTGGCTCTCTATCAGTTGGATATAGTCAGAGACATCCTCTGCCCCCTCCGTAAGCGACTGCTTTACTTGGTTGTACGTCTGGGTATAGGTTGAAGACAAAGACTCGGCAGCTTTCTTCTGAGCCTCAATCTCGGCATTTACCGACTTAATCTTGTTGATCTGGAAGCCAATCTGCCGGAGCTGACCATCGATGTCGAATGCCTTTCTGTCATCTCCGGACAGGTACGCCTCTGTCTTGGCCTGTTTCAGCCGATCATATTCGGCACGAAGTTCAGACAGGCTGGATGATTGCGAGGACAGCCTTTCAATAGATGCCGCGGTGTCATTAGCCACGGTCCTTATGCCTGCCGCGACACCGCCGGCGCCATTCGCGACGGAATCAAGGACAGCCTTGTTCCTGGACGCCATCGATGAGGCGATGTTCGCCTGGGCCTGCAATTCCGAATTAACCCTCTGGATAGCCGCCGAAGCTGCCTTCTGCCCGGAGGCCACTGCGGAGACGATCTTCGACGCGACCCCAGATGCGGAATCACGACCAGTGAAATCAATCTCGTATGTGACCTTCTTATTCATCTTTCCAAAGCTCTATCAATTTCTCGAATTCCCTTTTGTCCGCTTCCAGCTCCTCTTTTGTCATCTTTGTCTTTGCCATTTCTGACTTCATGGTTCCATCCCAACCGAATTTCAGGACATCTTCAGGCTTCAGGCCCTTCTTGGCATAAGGCTTCAAGGCATAGTAACAAATCCAACGGCAGCGCTCCCATCTCCCACGCTCATTATCCTCCTGCTTCGACTGCCATTCTTTATAAATGGCACTGAACTCGGTTGGAGTCAGTCCGGAGAACTCCTTTACGGATAGGCCCATCCTCCCGACCGCGACTCCGAGGACAATTTCTATTGGGGTGGGCTTTATGCGTTTTTTTCAGCGTCTCCATCCTTATTTTCATTTGCCCTTCCGGCAAGGGCTGATGTGATGCGGATGAACTCCTCGCCGTCAAGCGCGTCCGCGAATTCCTGGAATGAAAGTTTGAACTCCTCACCGCTCCTGCGGCAATTGGACTTCACCACGTGATACATATACTTGACGAAATCCTCAGTGTCCACAGGCGCGTCAAGGCCGGTCTCCTCCTTGAACGAGAGCATGGCCCCCATTGTCTCACGATATGGATATCTCTTCCCGTTCACCTCGATTTCGAGATTCCCGCTGCTCGTATTCTTTGGTTTGCTCATTATGACTTATGTTTGATTGGATTAAAAGCCGTCCGGGGGAATGTCCCCGGATGGCAGAATTTATGATGACTATACGTTAGTGACAGTCTTTGTCCTGACTCTTCCTGTGTTCTCGAAAGACGCGGAATAAGTCGAGTCGTCATCGGCAGGATCATTCCTCTGGAGTGAGGTGATGACAAACAAGCCGACACGGTATTTCTTGGCTTCCTCTCCGGCATAGGCATATTTCAGCTTGACAGGCTCGCCGCTGTCCATCGCTTCAAGAAGCTCGTCATAGGTGGCTCCCTTCTCATCCTTGCAGACGAGGCAGTCGGTAGAGATTGACACCGAACGTTTGGACACGGACTTCTCATCCCAGAGTCCGTCCGTCGAGGTATCCTCACCGGCTCCTGCCTTAAGGTCCTCGTCTGTCTGTTCAGTATCGTTGTAATCCGGCAGGACTTTCAAAGAGCGGGACTTCGTCTCCGCCTGGTCCTGAATCTCGCAGGATGTGCAATGCCCAAGGGCTTTGGTCCCGAGGAACACGATCATCTTGCTTCCATGTACATATCCTTTTTCCATCGCTATAATATTTTTGTGAATAAACCTTTTATGATGGCCCCGAGGCTGAAACGCTTCCACAGCCATTGGGCGGCCACACCTCCAGCAGTGCCTATAACAACTCCCGCGAGGAACCACTTGCCGCTTCTCCTCTGAGGGACTTTCGGTTGTGTTTCAAGTACCGACCTATTGACGTTTGATTCCGATTCGAGCGCCATTTGAGAGAGCCTTGAATGTAGTTTGTCAATGACAGCTTTCAGTGAATCAATGGTGCTTTTCTGCCTAAATGTCTGTTTCTCATACTTTGTACATTGTCGGGCGACGCTGTCGCATCTTCCTGTCAACACAATGTTGTCTCCTTGGCGCAAGGCTTCAACCGAAGCACGACCGTAGGCCGTTCCATACTTTGCGCCTTCTGGAAGGTCAAGGAGGCTCTGCATCGGTATCGTCTCCTGCACCTGACTCATCGGAATCTGCTCGATGAATGTCGCCCTCAATTCCGTCATCTCCTGCTGCAGGCTCTGGAACCTGTACTGAACGCTGTCCGTTACTGCCTTCGCGACCTGTTCCGTTTGGACCTGAAGAGCATCCTGAAGACTGGAGTCCTCCTGTCTGTACGTTGCCGCTTTTTTTTGCGTGCCGCACGCCACGGGCAGAAGCGCGCTGACCACGAGGAGGGCTGTAAGCCCCCTGATGTGATTTCTCATTCTCTTGTCTGTTTAATTGTTGAGTCAACTGGCTCACCTTTTCCGTAAGGTGGTCAATCTTCAATTCGAGTGTCTTTTGGTTCGCAAGCAACTTGGCGTTGTCCGCCTTAAGCTGAACATTTTCATCCAGGGCCTCCGTGTATTTCTTCGTCAGGAGGTCGATGGATTCCTGAAGCTTGGACAGGACATCAACTTTCCGCTCCTTTCTGGTGGCGAACCAGGTCACGACAGACCCGATCGCGCCACCAGGGAGCAAAAACATGAGCAAATCCTTCAGTATCTCGAAATCCATATCAAAGTCCAGTCAAATCTATCGCTTGCCACGGCAGGGCATTACACTGTCCCGTCTCCTGTGTCCTTGCCGCCCGCCGCGGTATTCTGGGTCTCGGTCTTCTTGAACACAGGCGTTTCTCTGCTGTCAAGGACAACGAACTCCTCGCCGAAGGCGATGTTGGTGTCAGCCTTCATGAGCATCTTGAAGAAGTAGAGCTCAGACATGTTGGAGACCTTGTCAATCTGGATGACTGATTCATCGTCCTGAAGGTTGACCGCCGCATAAAGGTTGGTCGTCATCGCGTCAGGAGAGCAGAGTGTCGCCACGATAAGGCCGTCAGGCCATGCAGCCAGGGTCTCGATCTTGATGTCCTTGTATGCCTTGCGGTTGACCTTTGTCTCATCCGTATTCTTTCCCTCACGCGCAGTAAGCTCATCGTCATACGTGTCGAAGTCGTTCACACTCATAAGGATTCTGAGGGATGGGTTATTGCGGATGGACACCGGGATGGCCTTGCGGACAGCCTTCAGACGGTCTGTCATCTTGGTCGCGTCACTTGTGACGATGACACAGTCACTGTCCTTGGCTGCCTGGGTAAGGATACCGTCAAAGAGCTTGTCATCGCCCTCGCCATATTCACCATTGACATAATGGTCGCCCAACTCGAACTGGACCTGCTTTGACAGGGCATCCAGAAGTGCGTTCTGGGCCTCCGCCGGAAGCTCGGAGAACACAAGGTTCCCCTTAGGCTGCCACTTGCGCCAGATACTCTCGAAAGCGCGTGGATTGAAGGTTGTGAAAGCCATGAAGTCATGCGGCTCAAGGACTTTTTCGCTGTAATTGAAATTGCCTTTCGAGTCCTCAACTTTCGGATCCTCCTTACGCTTCTGGAGCATCTTGCCTGTATGAAGACGAGGAATGGATACTTTCTTCTCGACACCCGGGATGACATGGATCAATCCCTTCCCGACAATCTCATTGCCGGTAGCCGCCACGGTAAGGATCCTCTCCAGAACCTCACCATTGTAGTTTGTGTTTTTTACTACGATTGCCATAACTTGATAATTTTAGTTCTTTCCGTTGTACTTGTTTCGGATTTCCTCCTGACGCTTCGCCCAGCTGCCGTTCTCGACAACAGTGCCGTCTTCAAGAATATCCTTTACCAGCCTCTTTTTCTTCTGCGACTGAAGAATTGCACGGGCGGACTCCGCCTCGGAGGAATGGAGCAGCTTCACATACTTCTCCCTCTGGGTCTCATCAATGCGTCCATCCTTGACGGCAGCATCAACTTCAGCATTGATGGCAGCGTCCTGTGCCGCTTTCTCCTTGCTTTCGAAATCGGCCACCTTTGCCTTCAACGCATCGTTCTCCGCCTTGAGGGAATCATGGGCCTCGGCCTTCCTGGTGATCTCACTCAGTCTGGCCATAATGGCAGCCTCATCAGCGCAATCGCTGAACGGCTGCAACTTCTTGATCTTGTCAAACATTTTGCTTTTGGATTTATGTTGATTATTAAAGGTTCCCACATAGAGATCCGTAAACTTGCCGCATCTTTGCTCCAATGGCAATCCGGCTATGTCCTCCGCATTTATTGCCAGATCATCATACACCTCATCGGCAAAGCCGAGACGGACGGCGTCATCAGCCGAAAGCCAATGATCCTTGCCGTCCATATATGTCGAGCGGATTTCATCAATGGACATCTTTGTCCTCTTGGAATAGATGTCACAGATTATATTCTCTATTTCTATCAGCTGCTCTTGGTAGGTCTTGATCTCATCAGCGTTGCCCCATACCCCGCCTGTCGGCTTGTGGATGAGGATTCTCGCATACCTGCTCATCTTGACTTTTCTTCCACAGGCAGCGATGATTGATGCCGTTGAAGCTGCCAGACAATCAATATAGATGGTGATTTCCGCCTTGGAGTCTTTCAAGGCGTTGAATATCGCGATGCCTGTGCCGACCTGCCCTCCGATGGAGTTGATACGTATGTCTATCCGCTGATAGGTCTTTTCTGCCGCTATGATCTGCGAGATGACATCCTCCGCACGGACATCGGCATAATCGCCGATCTCACCATACAAAAGGATGGTGCATCCCTCCGTGTCCGGATTCGCTATTATATCAAATACATTTTTCATTCTGTCGAGTGCTATTTCACGCAAAATTGGATGCTTATTTCGACCCTTGAAAATTTCGGATTTATCATACCGTCAGAAAGTTGCATCATACCATTTTTATCGTGCATCATAAAACTGGAATTTGCGCCACTTCCTTTATTAGGTCAATTTTGTGTGCGATAAACAACATGGATATGGCCAACAGCAAGTCAGACAACACTCGCCAATGGGCGAAGTCAATGTACATATACGAGAACAGGACACAGCAGGAGATTGCGGATGCGGCCGGTGTGTCCCGTCAGACAATCATACGGTGGGCAAAAGCGGACAAATGGGATGAACTGAAAGTCTCGATGACGATGACACGTGAGGAACAGATAAAGAGTCTCCAACGCCAGCTTTCAGAAATCAACAAGACAATCAGCGAAAGGAAGGCTGAGGACGGACCACGCTATGCCAACGCCAAGGAGGCGGACATCATCTGCAAGCTTACAGATGCCATCAACAAACTCGAAAACGACATCGGAATCCATGACTGCGTCAGTGTGGCCAACAGATTCATAACATGGCTCCGCCCAGTGGATGCGGAACTGACCAAGACATTCGCCGGGGTCTTCGACAAATTCATCAAATCACTTCTCTGACAATGAAACAGATTGACAAAGACGCACTCAAATTTTGGGAAGCTCTCAAGCGGTCGGTGTACGAGGAGACCCCGATCGATGAATCAATGTCCGAAGCGGAGATTGAGAGGCACCGCATGTATCTGGAAAGTCATCCTACTGAATGGATGAAGTTTTTCTTCCCGAACTACGCCAAAGCACCGTTCGCCAAATTCCACATACGGGCAATCAACAGGCTCATAAACAATCCTGAATGGTACGAGGTGCTTTCCTGGTCACGCGAACTCGCCAAGAGTACCGTCATAATGATGACGATAATGTATCTTGTACTTACAGGGAAACGAAAGATGATCCTGCTCAGTTCCGCCACGGAGGACGCAGCCAAGCGGCTTCTCGCACCATACCGAGCGAACTTCGAGTCCAACAGGCGAATCACACAATACTATGGCGAGCAGCGAACGCTCGGCGACTGGGAGGAAAAGTGCTTCAAGACAAAGGGCGGGGCGATGTTCCTCGGCATTGGCGCCGGCAACGCCCCACGAGGACTCCGCAACGAAAACATACGTCCGGATGTCCTGTATCAGGATGACTTCGACACCGATGAGGTATGCCGTAACATAGACGTGCTTGACAAGAACTGGGACTGGTGGGAGAAGGCCGTATATCCCACACGTTCAATCTCCACCCCCACACTCGTAATCTGGGCAGGAAACATCATAGCCGAGGACTGCTGCATCGTCCGCGCCGGCAAGAAAGCCAACAACTGGGACATCGTGAACATACGAGATGAGAACGGGAAAAGTACATGGCCGGAGAAGAACACGGAAGAGATGATCGACACAGTCCTTTCCAAGATAAGCACCAAGGCCCAGCAGGGAGAGTATTTCAACAACCCTCTGACAGAAGGCAAGATATTCCCAAACACAAAATGGGGAAAGGTTCCGGCTTTAAGCCGGTTCCCGTTCCTGGTCATATACGCCGACCCTACGACAAGCGAGGCCAAAGGAACAGCCAAGAACAAGAAAGGTTCCCAGAAGGCGATGTTCCTGCTTGGCAAACTTGACTCCACCCTTTATGTCATCAAAGGGTTCCTCGGCAAGATGACGACGGCGGAATTCATCAGCCATTACTTCACTCTGCACACCTTGGCGAGGATGAAGTCCGGAAAGGCCGTATATCTCTATCAGGAGAACAACTCCCTGCAGGATCCAGTGTTCCAACAGGTATTCAAGCCAGCTATCGCACAAGAACGCCGCAGGACAGGGATAAATCTTTCTGTAACGCCAGATGCAAGGAACAAAGGCGACAAGGCAACCAGAATCGAGGCGCATCTTGAGCCGATGAACCGTGAGGGACTTCTTGTACTCAACATCGCTGAGAAAGACGATCCGAATATGAAACTGCTCGATGATGAGTTCAAATACTTCACGATGGCCATGAACTTCCACGCCGACGGCATCGACTGCGTGGAGGGCGGCAACTGGATAATAGACCAGAAGACGGCGGAACTTCAGCCGTCATCATACATCTCATACAAGGCTCTTGCACACAGGAGCAAAAACAGACAATGACATGAACAACACCAACTTCATAACAAAAGAGGACTACCCGTCATCGATACGCACCGAGTTCATCGAGCGCGTCACCAGAGAGGATGAGAACATCCTTGAAATCGTGGAGAATCAGGCGATAGCCGAGATGAAAGGCTACCTGTCGAACAGATATGACTGCGACAAGGCATTCAGCGCGACCGGTGATGAGCGCCACAATCTCCTGCTGATGTTCGCAAAGGACATAGCGATATATCACCTGTGTTCAATCAGGGAAGGTCTTATGACACAGACTCGCATTGACAGGTACGAAAGGGCCGTGGAATGGCTCAAGGGGGTCAAGTCAGGTGACATCACCATCGAGGGGCTTGACAGGATTCCGGAAGACGACAACGCTGACTCGTCCGAGTTTCAGATGAGAAGCGACAGGAAAAGAATAAATCATTTCTGATATGGCAAAGAATAAGAAAAGACGAATAACCACCGGCGGACATGTCGGCAATGTCCAGGCACCTACCATCATCCTTCAGCAGACAAGACGTGGAGGGCTTGACGTAGGTGTCTATATGAGCGCGATACGCTCTGCGGAAGTCATTGACTACCCTCGCAAGGAAAAGCTTTGTGACCTGTATGAGGACGTGAAGCTTGACAGCCACCTGTTCTCCGTATTGAGGAAACAGAAGGCCGCAGTTCTCTCGACACCTATCCAATTCATGAGGGACGGCAAACTGGATGAGGCAATGCAGCAGCACATCAAGTCCCCATGGTTCCTTCAGTTTCTCGGAGACCTGTACGACCACGAATGGGAAGGAGTCGGAGGAACCCTCTTCCAGTTCTACCGGGACGAGCGTGGATGGATCAACTACACGCTCATTCCTCGCAAAAACTTCGATGCCATCAACAGGGTGATCCTTCACCATCAGGGCGACATATCCGGAGAGAGTTGGGATGACTTCGACGATCTTCTTTACATCGGCAAGCCACGGCAGATAGGAAACCTTGCCGTCGCCGCATTCTGGGTTATCCTTAAAAGGAACAATGTCGGGGATTGGGCGGATTTCGCGGAAATCTTCGGACGGCCGATCCGGGAAGGCACCTATAACGCATGGGATGAGGAAGCACGAAAGAAGCTTGTGAACGACCTTGCGGAAATGGGCGGGGCTGGAGTTCTTGTGCATCCAGACAACACGCAGCTCAATCTCATACAGGCACAGAATGTCTCAGGAGGTGGCGACCTTTATGAAAAACTCGGAACCTATTGCAACAGCGAGATAAGCAAGGCCGTCACCGGCAACACCCTCACCACCGAAGCCGGGGACAAAGGCACGCAAGCTCTCGGAACTGTCCAGAAGGAGGGTGAGGAGGATATCAACTTCTTCATCAAGCAGAGCATCCTGAATATTCTCAACTATGAGATGACAGACACCTTCGCACGCCTCGGCATCAACACCGAGGGCGGTGAGTTCTTCTTCGTCCCTCCGAAGAGCAAGAACAGTCAGGAGAAGGTCAATGTCCTCAAGACACTGAAGAATGACATGATGCTTCCTATCGATGACGACTATCTCTATGAGGAATTCGGAATACCGAAGCCAAAGGATTACGAAGCCATGAAGGAGGAACTGAAAAGCGCCCATTCGGTTCCGGTTTCACCATCAGCACAGGATGGCAAAAAGGATAACAATCCGGCCCCGGATGATGATGGCAAGGACGGCAATGGCCAGCCGGAGCCAAAGCAAGGCCCGAAAAAGGACCCTGATGGCAAAGGCAAGAAGAAAGGTGACGCCTTCAACCGGATGGTCGGTTTTTTCGTCAAGGCCCTGCAGGGCAGCGGGGCGGATTTAGACTGGTAGTCGATGCCCTGTATCAGGACGCGATGGATGACCACAAGACATCCGTTCCGTTCACATTCGATTCCAGCATCAT